AATTATTGATGGAACTACAAGAACAGGTTCTGATACAATAACTTTTAAAGTTACAGGAGCTACTGGAATAACTATACCAAAATATGGTAATACTTGGTGTTATCATGATGGTACGGATATTCGTACAGGAGGCTTTGTAAGTACTAGAGGATCCGCAGGAACAGCAGCGGCTCAAGCGGCTTATACTTTTCCAGCGGCCGATGGTACAAACGGACAAGCATTAGTAACTGATGGATCAGGCTCAGTGAGTTTCGGATCAGCAGGAATATCAACAGGAAAAGCTATTGCAATGGCAATGATTTTCGGATAAAAAACAAAAGGAATTAAATTATGGCAAACCCAAATATAGTAAGTGTAACAGGAATAACAGCCGGAACTTTAGGATGGAATCTACCTACAGGTGGATTAGTTAATTTAATTGATCCTGATACTGGTTATCTTTTAAAAATTAATAGAATTGTAGTGGCGAATGTTGATGGCACAAGTGCTGCTGATGTTGATGTAGCTATTGTAACAGCTTCACAAACTTTTACAAACACAACAGTCACAGGAGCAGACGCAACTACTTATTTAGCAAAAACAATTTCAGTACCAGCGGATGCATCTTTGGTAATTTCTGATACTCCTATTTATCTAAGAGAAGGAGACAACTTACAAGCACAAGCTAGTGCATCTGGAGATTTAGATCTTACAATTACATTTGAATTACTGACAGATACGTAGGAGGTTTAAATTATGGCGCAAGGTAATGGCGGAATAATTGGACCTGTTAATACAGTCTATACATGTACCCAAGCAGAAGTCATCCAAGTTAAAACAGCAACTGGATGTTTTGCCGCTACACAATCGAGAACCACATCAGTTACAGCTTTAATAGTTGCAGGTGGTGGTGGAGCTAATGGTGAAAGAAGTGGTGGTGGTGGAGCTGGTGGTGTAAGAGAAATTAGTGTACCTACAACTGGAGGTGCAACTATCGCTGCAACAATTGGAGGTGGTGGAGGTGCAGGTTCGGGTAGTCCGGCTGGTGGTGCCACTTCAGGAACAGATTCAACTTTAGTTGCGTGCGCAACCACATATACCTCTGAAGGAGGAGGTAGCGGTGGTTATGAAGCCTCATGCAGAGCAGCAGCAGGTGGATCAGGTGGTGGTGGAGAGTCAACTCCTCCAGCAGCAGGAGGCGCAGGTAATACTCCTGCCCAACCATGTAACCAAGGTAATGCAGGTGGTACAGGTAACTGTTCACCAGGTAATGTCCAAGGTGGTGGTGGCGGAGGTGGTGCAGGTGCCGTAGGAGGTAATGCAGCTACTTCAGCTTGTGGTAATGCTGGCTCAGGTGGTGTTGGAGTAGCTCCAACAGCTTTTCCAGGTCAACCCTTTTTAGAAAGTTGTAAAGTAGGTGGTGGTGGAGCTGGTTCAGGTTCTTATGGAGCACCAATTTATGGAAATACAAGAGGTGGTTTAGGTGGAGATGGCGGCGGTGGAAATGCCGGTAACAATCCCTCAGGACCAATTGCAGGTGGAGCAGGAACTGCAGGATGTGCTAACACTGGCGGTGGTGGTGGCGGTGGTAGTGTTTTTACTCCAGGACCCGCAGGTTGTATAACAAGTTATGCTGGAGCAGCAGGAGGATCTGGTGTTGTAGCAATTAAAGAACCAGCGCTAGGCAAACAAGCTTCAGGTGTTTGGAGCATGAATACAGTTTATTGCCACGTTAAAAATGATAATTGGGTTTTTAGAACAGTCGATGTAGATTATTTATTAATCGCCGGTGGCGGCGGAGGTGGTGGATTTGTTGGTGCTGGAGGTGGAGCTGGTGGTATGATTTCTTCTTATGGTAGTCCTTGCGCTCCAAAATTAACAATAAAAGGTGGTAGCTATACAATTACAGTTGGTGGTGGAGGTGCCGGTATCCCTGCTCCAGGTGCAGGACCAGGATCAAATGGTGTCGATTCAACTTTTTCAACATTAACAGCAACAGGTGGTGGTGGAGGTGGTGGTGGACCTACAGGTTGTGCATGTGCGGGTGATGGAGGTTCAGGTGGTGGACAACCAGGTTATGGATCAGCAGCTCAGCCTGCTGGATCAGGTAATACTCCTGCTGTACCTGCCGCTTTAGGAGGCCCACAAGGAAATCCAGGTGGAAATCAACCTTCAGGTCCAGGAGCCCCTTATGCAGGTGCTGGTGGTGGAGGTGCTGGTGGAGCTGGTGGTGATGCTGCCCCTTCTCCTTATCCAGGTCCTGCTGGTGTTGGTGGTGTTGGTAGAGCAAATTCAATTACAGGTTCTCCTGTAACTTATGCTGGTGGTGGAGGTGGATCTGTATATGGATCTACTACAGGTGGTGGAGCTGGAGGTCCAGGTGGTGGTGGAGATGGAGGAAACCCAGCAACCTGTGCCGCCACGATGCAGGGAACAGCTAATACTGGTGGTGGAGGTGGTGGAACCGGAGAAGTTCCTAAAACAATAGCAGGTGGATCAGGTGGATCAGGAACTATAATAGTACGTGTACCAGGATCAACAGATGTAAGTGTAGCACCAGGAACTAATAGTGTTACAACATTACCGGCTCCTGCTGGTGGATGTAAAGTAGCTACTTTTACTGTATCTGGAACGTTGACAGTTTAATAAAATTAAATTATAAATATAGTTTTAAGGAGTAAAAATATGGCACATTTCGCAGAACTCGATAGTAATAACGTAGTAACGAGAGTGGTTGTTGTAGGTAATGATGTTACAACAGCAGCTGGCCCTTTAGGGGAAAATGATATGCATGTTGATGGTGAAACATGGTGTGTTAATTTTTTCAAAGGTGGAAATTGGAAACAAACTTCTTACAATAACAATTTTAGAAAACAATATGCAGGCAAAGGTTTTACTTTTGACGCTGCAAAAAACAAATTTATTTCACCTCAACCATATGCATCTTGGTCATTAGATGGAAATGATGATTGGCAAGCACCAGTTACTTATCCAACTGATCAAGTAGATAAAAATATTAGTTGGGATGAAGCAGGACAAAAATGGACTGCACAGGATCATTCAGATCCCGTTAATAATTTCAATTGGGATGCATCAGCGCTAGCTTGGGTATCCGCATAAGGAGACTCATATGGCTAGTCCTTCAGGATCAGCAAACGGCGGTATAATCGGAACAAGTAATAAAGCTTCTTTCGGGAAGAATACAATTACATCTACCACTGGTACCGGATCAACAACTGTCACTACACAACCAGGAACTAGATTAATAGACTATTTAGTAGTTGCTGGTGGTGGAGGTGGAGGATATGATGGAGGTGGTGGAGGTGGAGCTGGTGGTTATCAAGAATTATTAAGTCAACCGGTTTGTGGAAACTCTCCTTACGCTATTACAGTAGGTGGTGGAGGAGCTAGTATGACTAGCGGTTCCAATTCACTTTTTGGATGTACAACATCATGTGGTGGAGGAAAAGGTGGTGGTCCTGCAAGTGCTGCCGCTGTCGGAGGATCTGGTGGTGGTGCAAGTATGAACGGACCCTTTAACTGTGGTGCAGCTGGAACATGTGGTCAAGGAAATGCTGGAGGAAACGCTCCCGCATGCTCTGGTGGAGGCGGAGGTGGTGCTTCTGGTGCAGGTACTACAGGAACAGGTACACCTGGTCCAACTTCAGGTGGTGCTGGAGGTGCTGGATCACCTACAAGTATTTCGGGATGTGCTACAACTTATGCAGGTGGTGGCGGAGGTTATGGTTTAGGTTGTGGTGGAGCTGGAGGCGGCGGAAACGGTGGTGGTTTTCCTAGTCCTGCAGGAGTAGCAGGATGTGCTAACACAGGTGGTGGAGGCGGTGGTGGTTCTGGTGGTCCTTGTAAAAATGGTGGCGCAGGTGGATCAGGAATAGTAATCGTAAAAGAATTAAATAAAGCAAGTGGTATGTGGTCAATGCAATCACAATTTCAAAATCAATCAGCAGGAACATGGCCAGCCACTTCAGTTAGTCTGAGTGTATTAACAGTTGCTGGGGGTGGAGGAGGAGGTGGGATTGGTTCTCCTACTTATACTTCTGGTGGTGCTGGTGGAGGTGGTGGTTATGTTTATGATTGTCTAGTAATATATGGTTCAGCAGCAGGAACTTATGCCGTAGTAGTTGGTGGTGGTGGAAGTGGTGGATGGAATCCTGCCTGTACAAGAAAAGGTGGTGTTTCAAGTTTTAATTCAGGAGGTACTTATCCTGTAGTAGCATGTGGTGGTGGAGGTGGTGGAGATGGTTTCCCAGGACAACCTGGTACTGCACCTTTTCCCCCACATTTTAAATTAGCAGGTCAACCTGGAGGATCTGGTGGTGGTGGATCAGGTGGACCAGGAACTAATACTGCTGGAACAGCAGTAGCCGGTCAAGGTAATGCTGGAGGAACAACACCCGGATCAGCGGGAATTGGAGGTGCTGGCGGAGGTGGAGCAGGTGCAGTTGGTAGTGATGCTCCTTCTAATGCTGGAGGACCTGGAGGTGCAGGATCATCTGCATGGCCAGGAGATTGTACATTAAGAGCCGGTGGCGGCGGTGGAGGTGGTGGTGGACCCGTACCTTCAGGTGGAGCAGCTTCTGGAGATGGTGGCCCTGGAGGTGGTGGTCGAGGAAGAGCAGGTCACCCAGGTGCTGGATGTACTCCAGATTGTAGACCTGGTCTAGCCGGAACAGTTAATACTGGTGGTGGCGGAGGTGGTCAAGGTGGAGATGGTGGCCCATGTACTAATGGTGGATCAGGAGTAGTATTGATTAGATATCCAGGGTCTATGCCAGTTACTTTAAGCCCAGGGTGTAATACAGCAGCATGTGTACCCGGACCTTCTACTGATAAAATTGCTACGTTTGTTGCATCAGGATGTTTTGTGGTAAATTAATTGGTGAAAATAATAGATAATTGTATATCGAAAGAATTACAGGATAAAATAGAAAACTATTTTCTTCAAAATACTTTTCCATGGTTTTATCAAGATAGTGCTTTAGGCCCTAGTGTTCCTACAAAACATAAAAAAGAAACTCCTAATACTTTTGATGACCCTCAATTTACTCATATCTTTGTGGATAATGGAGAAGTAAATTCTTCACATATAGACATCGTCATTGATCTTTTAAAAGAATTAAAAATAGAAAAATCGGAAATCTTAAGGTGTAAAGCTAATTTAAAATTTAAAACAAATTCAAAAAAACTTCATAATATATTTCATGTGGATCACGCACTTCCTCATCAGGTGCTTATTTATTATATTAATGATAGCGATGGAGACACTTATTTACAATTGAATAAATCACTAAAAAAAGTTGAACCTAAAAAAGGAAGAGCTTTAATGTTTAAAGGGGGTACTATGCATGCAGCTAATCACCCTAAAAAAACTTCTAAAAGACTGGTTTTAAATTTTAATCTTAAGTAAAGATTGACGAAATTTTTTTAAATGATATAAATTAGAAATAAAGACATATGCAATTACAGAATTATTATTGGTACTTTCAATCAGCGGTTCCTCCTCGAATCTGTGATGATATCGTTCGTTATGGAAAACAATTACAAGATGAAATGGCTCTTACAGGGGGTTCCGGAAAGAAACCCATGAATCAACAACAGATTAAAGATTTAAAAAAGAAAAGAGATTCTAATATTGTTTGGATGAATGATAGATGGATTTATAATGAAGTTCAACCTTATGTTCATCAAGCCAATTCACATGCGGGTTGGAATTTTCAGTGGGATTTTTCTGAGTCTTGTCAGTTTACGAAATATAATAAAGGTCAGTATTATGATTGGCATTGTGATGGATGGAATCAACCTTATAAACACGAAGGGACGCCTTCTCATGGAAAAATTAGAAAGCTATCTGTAACGTTAACTTTATCAGACCCTAAAGATTATAAAGGTGGAGAGTTAGAATTTGATTTTAGAAACTTAGACCCAGATAAAAAACCCAACATTAGAAAGTGTAAAGAAATATTACCTAAAGGATCCTTGGTGGTATTTCCTGGATTTGTTTGGCATAGAGTCTGTCCCGTTAAAAAAGGAACCCGACATAGCTTAGTGATGTGGAGTTTAGGATGGCCCTATAAATGACCACTAAAGTTTATGAATATAAAAATTTTTTAAAACCCCCCGAATGTCAATACTTTATAGAAAAGCATTCTCAGTTCTTTAATCCTGATAATGATAGAAGAACTTTTTATCACCGAGCAACTGAAATAATGAATGTTTATCCTTTTTCAAATACTCATACCCGTTTTACCTATGAAGCAAAAAAATTAAATGGACGTCTTGATTTTACAATGAAAAAAATAGATGAAGAAGTAATGGTAAACTACTTTCAAATTGTAAGGTGGCCAAAAAATTCTTTTCAAGCAAAACATATAGATTTCATAAACCATTGTTATACCAGTATTATTTATTTAAATGATAATTTTGAGGGAGGAGAAACTGTGGTGGAGAAAAGAAAAATACAACCTAAACAAGGGTTAATGGTATTATTTTCTGGAAATCACACTCCTCATGGTGTAAATAAAATTAAAAAAGGAAACAGATATACTATTCCTTGTTGGTATACTAAATGAAAAAGAAAAAAAGAAATAAAAAAGAACCTAGCACATTTCCTACTGAATTAGTTAGAGAAGAATATTTTAAATGTCCTATATGGTTTGCAGATGCTCCTCATTTTGTTGAGCATTTAAATAAGGCTTCGGATCCTTATATAGAAGGAGCAAAGAAAAATTTAAAAAAAGACATCGCTAAAAGAAATAAAAAGTTTGGTGACCGAGGAGATATGGGTCAGGTGTTTCATTCGATATCTTTAATTGGAGATCCAAATTTTTTAACTATCCAAAATTATATAGGTGCTACCGCCCATAACTTATTAGGAGAAATGGGTTTTGATATGACGAACCATCAATTGTTTACTACAGAACTATGGGTACAAGAATTTGCTAAAAAAGGAGGAGGCCATCATACCTTACACACTCATTGGAATGGTCATATCTCTGGTTTTTATTTTTTAAAAGCTAGTGAAAAAACCTCTCGTCCTTTATTTGAAGATCCACGAGCAGGAAATGTGATGAATCTATTACCCGAAAAAGATAAAACAAAAGTAACTTATGCAACTTCACAAATTAATTATACTGTCAAACCTGGAAGGTTGATATTCTTTCCTTCTTACTTGCCCCATCAATATGTAGTAGATATGGGTTATGAACCCTTTAGGTTTATACATTGGAACTGTCAAGCTATACCAAAAGGAGTATTAAATGTCGTTCAAAAAAAATAAATATCAAGTTTTAAAAGGAATTATAAGTAGAGAAATAGCGGACTTTTGTTTTGCTTATTTTTTAAATAAAAGAAAGGTGGCTCGATTTTTATTTGATCAAAAATTTATTTCTCCCTTTACAGCCTATTGGGGGGTATGGAATGATGAGCAAGTACCTAATACCTATTCGCATTATGCAGATACGGTAATGGAAACCTTACTACAAAAAGTTCAACCTATTATGGAAAAACACACCGCGCTTAAATTAAGTCCTACATATTCCTATGCAAGAATTTATAAGAAAGGGGATGTTCTAGCTAGACATAAAGATAGATATTCATGTGAAATATCTACTACTTTAAATTTAGGTGGTGATCCCTGGCCCATTTATTTAGAACCTTCTGGCAGAACTGGACAAGCTGGTATTAAAGTAGATTTAAAACCGGGAGATATGCTTATCTATTCTGGATGTGATCTGGAGCACTGGAGAGAAGAGTTTACTGGACAAACTTGTGCTCAAGTATTTTTACATTATAATAAAAAAGGTTCTAAACTAGCCAAAGAAAATGAGTTTGATAAACGTCCATTCCTAGGACTTCCAGCCTTTTATAAAGGCTTTAAATCTAATTGATTATAGGTTAAATGTAGTATATTTTACTCTAGGAGAGTTATATGCTTCATAAGATTACATTACAACCAGGTTTAGATAAGCAATCTTCCGACACAGGAGCCGAAGGAAAATGGGTTAATGCCGATTATGCTCGTTTTAGATATGGCTATCCTGAAAAAATAGGAGGATGGCAACAATTAGGAAGTGACCTTTTAGTAGGAGCTGGTAGAGATCAGCACGTATGGGTAGATAATGATGGTAATAGGTATGCGGCTATTGGTACTAATAAAATGCTTTA